GAGAGCGAGTATGAACCACGTCAGCAGGTTACTGCGATGTACATGAGCACTCGTATTGACTTTAAGGCTCTGACCACAAACTCAAGCTCTGCCCTTGATGCTACTAAGTACAGCTACGCTGTTACAGTTGAATGTGGAGCCTAAGTTTAGGTTTCACATCTTTAAACTACACTGGGGGAGGCGGTCATCGCCTCCCTTTTTATTATAAGGAGAACTTAATGTCAATTATCCCAAGTCATATTACAACCATCGAAGACGCACGACACTGGTTGCGTATAAACGGTTACAGCCAAGAACGAATTGAGTCAATGCTTGCTGATTGGTCAGCTCTTGAAGAATCTGCTCCTCTTTTAGAGGCTGTTGAAGACGACAGCGAAGAAGATGATTGGGAGTGGGAAGATGAAGAGGATGACCTTGAAGAAGATGATCAGGAGTAGGTGAAGCAACATGGTAGATCGTTTAGAAGAAAACTTAGGTAAATACCCATACGTAACACTCGCACAAGTAAAAGATTATTTGAGTATTTCTTCAGATACTCAAGATGCTCGTTTGTCTAATATTATTTCTTATGCTACTGGAGTAGTTGAGCACTATATTGGTCAAGAGATGCTTGCGAATGACTATGTTGAAGTTTTTGATGGGGGTAAAACTTCAGTTATGGTGTCTAGATTGCCACTTTCTAACGTTTACCAGGTTTCAGAGTTTAATGGGACTGAAGATGTAATTTTAGCTGATCCAACCACGATTGGAAGACCTGTTACAACTCAAGAAACAGAGTCACTTACTTTAACTTTCCAAAACAATGCTCATCTAAACTCAAGAATTAAAAAGTTTGGTAAAACATCTCTTGAGACTGGAATTTCAGATTATGTGCTAGGATCTACGGTTCCTGAAAACTTAGAATTTGAAGAGGGTGATTTTACCATCGAGATGTTTATTCGTGTCGATGAGCCTACTTTACAAGATAATGTGTTATTTGCGATTAACACAGACTCATCAAATTTCATACAATTTAGGCTTGCAAATCAGCATGGTCTAGCTTTTGAAGCTAATATCTCAGGAAGTGCGACAACTATACAAGGTGCTAACACATCAATCGAGAGTCAGCAGTTTGCAAAACGTCGCTTTGCTCATGTTGCTGTATCTCGTGATTTGACAGAAGAAAAATTATTCTTACACTACAATGGTAATACAATAGCTGATGCCTCTTTTGCAGTTGAAAATTTAACTTTTACCTCAAACGTAGAAATAGCAACCACATTTAAAGGCTATATAGATGAAGTTAGAGTTTCCAACAAGGCTAGATATTCGGCGAATTTTACTCCTCCCACAAAACGTTTTAGACCTGACGGTGAGACTGTTTTTTTAGTTCATTTTGATGGATCTAATGATGATACTGAAGCTAATGATGTACACAATGAAACAAATGAGTACAACTTTTCTCGTGACATGGGTGAGGTAACTCGCGATACAGGTGCTGTTGGAGTTAGAGGAACTTATCCAACTATTCGTAACAGCTATCCAGCGCTAACCCTTTCAGGTCCTCCAGGATTCTCCCCTTTTCCATCTGCTGTAAGAGTCGAGTATCGTGCTGGATATGAGTCTGGTGAGATTCCGCAAGACATTCAACTGGCAACTCTTGATATGATTAAACTTATTTTTAAACAAGATCAAGAAAAGAAAGGATTTTCTTTTGAAGGTGAGCGCGGAGATAATTATCCTCTTGCTGGAAACTTTCCTCCTCATATTCGTCGTATTTTAGATTTATATAGGATTATTTCTTAATGGCTAAAGGCCCTCGTTTAAATATTGACTTAATATTTGATGGAGTAACCCAGAGTGGGGGTTCAAAATCTGATTTTAACAAAGCTGTAAAGTTAGTTTCTTCTGGCAAGTATAAAGCCCGTCTTGCAGATAGAGCTAAAATGCTTGACCAAAAAAAGCTGTCTAACTTTTTTGCAGGAGGAGAAGGGCCTAAAAAATTCCCACCAGCAATTCGTGGTTTTTATGGTGAACCTAAAAACCAGTCTGCTTACGCTAACCCATCTTCTGTTCCTGATACTGAAATATCAATTGAAGATTTAGAAATACTTGTAGGAAAAGAGTTTGCCTCTCAGTTTGATGCTAGCGATGTTACTCGTCAAGGATTTAGAACTATTGAGATAAAACAACAAGCTGATCCAAAAGCAAAAACATCTAAAACAACTTTTACTGGACTATCCCCAGGTAGAGATACAGAAGAAGGAAAAAGATTATTACAAATATCTGGAGAAAAACAAGTTACCACTAAAGATGGAAAACCTCTTTTTAACAAAGATGGAACCCCAAAACTAACAAACATTACACTTAACAATACTGATGATCTTTGGAAATGGTTTGAATCGAAGTCTCAAATAAACTTTAGAAATAGAGCAATACAACAGTTTGAACAAAAAATGGCAAACTATTTGTTAATTACCTCAATAGATGGAAAAGCATCAGTACAAGCAGCTCCTGGATTAGCTAAGGCTTTCAATCTACAAAATAAACAGAATAGGCGTAAGTATTTATTTTTAGAGTTTCGCAGAGGAACTGTTGCTTTACGTGCAACAACACTTGCAGAACGATTTATTAAAAGTAAGCTGGTTGATATATCTACTAAAGTAGCACAAGCTACGGCAGATAATTTTTCACAAAATCTGCTTGAGTATTATGTCAGAGGTGATGGAGCTTCTGCCTTGAAAAAAGCGGGTGCTTCTACTAAGTATGGCTTTGTAAATGCTTTCGCTGAACTATTACTTATTATAAAAGAGTTTGATGAGTCGGCTGGACGACCTTTTATATTAGAAATAGATTCTAAGTCACAAGGCGGTCCTGGAACTATAGCTGCTGGAACACGTGCTAAGAGACGAAAAAGACAGCTTAAACCTGCAGATGATTTACAATCACAAGTTTCAATAGCTCAAATTGAAGCATTAGCGCGAAGACTATTTAGGGAAAAGATGCCTACAGGCGTCCCTGGAGGACCTCCACCTCCTCGTCCTGATATATTAACATTTAGAACTGGTAGACTGGTTGACTCTTTCAGAATTTTACAATTTAATCAAAAGAAAAATATTATCAAATATACATTTGATCCTATATACAATGTGTATAGCGGTACTCAAAGAGATGTTGATGAATTAATAGTACAATCAGGTTTAAGACCTGCAGTGCGTCAACTTGTAGGCAAATTTCATCGATACCTAAACCCAAACAACAGAAGACAACAGGGTGGATAAGCAATGCCTCAATCACGCAGAACAGAGATAATTGATTTTATTGTTACTCAATTAAAAGAGATTGATGGTGAGGTATCTGGATTTAATCCATCTTACACATATACTCAAAACCTATTCAACAACGTTTATCGTAGAATAAAGTTTTTAGATGAGGTAAACGATTTTCCAGCGTTATACGTAAGCGCTGGTACCGAACTTCGAGATTTTAATTCTAAAAGTTTGACGGTAGCAACTTTAGACGCTACCATAAGAGCATACGTATTTGGAGAAGATAATTCTCAAAGCCTCGTGGATGATATCACTCAAGATATTGAGCATATCATTTATTCCATTGGTGACAATCCTGATAAAGGGATACTAGATATAACAATAGATAGTATTACTTCTGATGAGGGGTTAGCCACTCCATACGGATTAGCAGAGGTTGAACTAACAATTGTCTATAGATTAGACGGATAAGGAGAAAAGGGATGGCATCTCTTAATTTACAAAGAAATTCAGAGGTTTTCTTGTCTACTGTTGATTTAATTAACGGTGCTGCAGTTACTGCTATGACTCCTGAAAACACTTGGAAACTTGAAGTGTTAGCAGGTTTTGCTGTAACATCATCAGCTGCTACACAGGATATTACAAACCTTGAAACAGGAACAACACCTGATCGTTCACAGCAGCGTTTTAATACAGCTATTAACCCCGTTGACTGGAATCTTCAGGTTTACTTACGTCCAACTGGTGTTGAGACTGGTGCAGCCGCTGATGGAACTACTGCAGCTACACATCAAACAGGCAACGTTAAACCAGTTGCTGACTGGTTCATGTGGCAGTCAATGGTATCTAATACAAAAGTTGCTGATGGCTCTACAGAACAATCTGTTTGGGTCTCTGGAGGCAAGCTTCAAACTACTAACGTAGCTGCTGGAACAGGATCACACCCTACACGATCAAACTTTGCTACAGCTGTTGAAAATCACTTATATTTTAAACTTGATAATGTAATTTATCAGGTCTCTAATGCTACTATTAATCAGGCTACTGTTGACGCAGGTATTGAAGAAATCGCAACCACAACTTGGACTGGTTTTGGTACAACTCTAAAAGAACTTACAAGCACACAGCGTGATAATGCTGTATCAGTATTTGGTGGAGTTAAAAACGATGGTTCATCAGTAACAGCTAACTCAAATGCTTCAGAACACTCAGTAACAGCCCACTACCACCCATATAATCAAATGAACGTCGCTGGCTCAATTGGAACAAACTCATTTATTAAAAATCGTTTGAGTGCTATTGAATTCCATCACAAGCCGAGCGCTGGTGGATCAGATGTTAAGTACACATTCCCAGTTACAGCTCTAAGCTTTGACTATAACAACAATATTACCTACTTAACACCAGAAGAACTTGCTAACCTTAACGAGCCGATTGGTCAGTTTACTGGCACACGTGCTGTTACAGGTTCTGCAACTATGTATCTTCGTGCTGGAGACACTGAATCAGCTCAATTTTTAAGAAATATTCAGAACGACTCACGCACAGCGTCAGCACAAACTTCAAATGCTAACCTTATTATAGGTGGAGCAACTGCTCCATATGTTGCTTTCCAAATGGACGCAGTGCAGTTTGAATTTCCAGCGTTAGCAGTTGAAGATGTGATTTCAATGTCAGTCAACTTTGTTGGTCAAGAAACTACTGCCAATAAGGGTGGAGGCGGAGAAATGACAATGTTCGCTAAGAAGTCTTAATAATTAAGTGTTTCTGAGGGGGAACACTAACACTTTTTAACCAGAAGAGTGCCCATCACTTGCAAATCAAGGTTCCCCCTCACCTTTGAGAAGCAGATATGTGATGGGCACTCGCATTTTATGAGGGGAAATCATGAGTAAAATTAAAAATCTTGTTGCTAAAGAAACTACTACCTGGGTAGAGTTCCCAGATATTGATGGTTTTGAAGTTAATCTTCGTTATCTAACACGTGAAGATTTAATGAAAATTCGCAACGCATCTCTTACCTATAAGTTTAATAAAAGAACTCGTCAACGTGAAGAAGAAGTTGATAACGAAAAGTTTTTAGAGCATTATGCAGGAAAAGCTATCGTCGGGTGGAAAGGCCTAAAGGCAAAGCATCTTCCGGTTCTTCTCCCTGTTGATATTTCTTCAATGGACGCTGATGATAATATCGATTACAGTGAAGAGGAAGCTGTAGAATTATTGAAATCTTCAACAATCTTTGATCAGTTCATCACAGATGCAATGAATGATTTTGAACAATTCTCAAAACAAAAAGCTGAGGACGACGCAAAAAACTAACTGACTACCTCCGCAATTCATTATTTGGCGGAGGTATGAATGCAGATCAATACTTTGAAATGTGTGAGCAAATGGGTTGGGAACCAAAAGAAGAAGAAATACCAATTGATCCTTCTACCCTATCTATGGAAGCTCAACAAGCTTTGTTAGTTTTAAATGCTCTACCTGATAAGTGGGAAGGTATGAGTGGTACTTGGATGGGTAAAGATTATGCAGGTTTAGAGGCAATCTTTAACATTTATGAGATAGAAGACCGTCGAGCTGTATTTGAACTTTTACGTGCTGGTGAATCAGAAATGAGCAGTTACTATGCTCAAAAACGTAAAGAACAAGAATCGCTTTCCAAGGCACAGAGAGGAAGATAATTGTCTAAAAGTACGATTGCTACTTTAAAAGGTGAATCAAAAGGTTTTGACAAGGTTCGTAAGGATCTTGATCGCACCAGTGATTCTACACAACAACTTGATCGTAGAACTACTAGATTAGGTCAATCATCTGCGAGCTCTGCTCGTTCTTTTTCCTCTCAAGCATCTGGACTAGGTGGATTAGTTGGTGTTTATGCAGCTGCTGCTGCAAACGTATTTGCTATTACAGCTGCGTTTGATGCATTAGGCCGAGCTGCTCAGGCTGAACAAATTGTTCGCGGTACTAAAATATTAGCACTAGAAATCGGACAAAACGGTACAACAATATTAGAGACAGTTCAAAAAATAACACAATCTCAGCTAACTCTCGCTGAATCTGCCCAAAATATTAACATTGCTTTATCTGCTGGTTTTAACACTGAGCAGATTGAAGCTCTGTCTGAGGTTTCTTTGAAAGCTTCCAGAGCGTTAGGCCGTAACTTAACTGATGCCTTCCAGAGAGTGGTTCGTGGTGCTGCAAAACTTGAACCCGAACTGTTAGACGAACTTGGTATTTTTACTCGTATTGATCCTGCGGTTGAGGCTTATGCTTCTAAACTAAATATTGCCACCAATTCACTAACTAACTACGAAAAACGTCAAGCATTTGTTAACGCTGTGATCGAAGAAGGTCAAAAGAAGTTTTCTACTATTGATACTACTGTCGATAATTCACAAAAGAAGTTTGAACAACTTCGTGTTCAATTAACTGAACTTGCTTTAGAGTTTGGTCAATTAATTGCTGGGACTCTTGGTCCAATCGTAGACTTCTTTAAAAACAATATCGGTAATGCGTTGTTGTTATTTGGAGGCATTTTATCTTTAGTATTTGGTAGAGCCTTAAAAGCAATTGGAGGCTTCGCAGTTAATGGTATTTCACAGATAGGTCGTTTCGCTGAGTTTTTAGCAGATAAAGCTAAAATAGCTCAAGGAACATTAGGTAATCTTACAAAAGCTATAAACCAACCGTTACAAGGTGAGGGAGGTGGTTTAACAGGTATTAGAACTGCTCCCTTAAAAGGTCAAGATGTTGATCAAGCTGCTCGATTCAAAGAAGCTATAGAACTACAAAGAAGTGGCCAAGTGGGATCTGTATCAGAACTTAATAAAGTAAATAAAGCTTATAAAGAGCAGCTTAAAATATTAAGTCCAAATACAAAATCATTTAAAAACCTTGAGGCTGCTATTGCACGTAACAACGCTGCACTTGCTACAGCAGGATTTAGAGCTAAGGCATTTATTGCTATTTCTAATTTTTTAGGAATCTCTGTTAGTGGTCTTACAACAGCCTTTTCTGTGTTAGCGGGCGCAATTAATGCATTGTTTTTAGCATTTGCTGTTGTGCAATTAGCTGGAACCTTATTTGACGTTGATTTGCTTGCTGCTATTAAAGGACTATTTGTAGACATGTCTAAACGAGCAGAAGAGTTAAAAGCAGGATTGACTGGAATTACAGCTGCTGTGGGTGGAGCAGGGTTAGTTAATGAGTTGAAAAGGCTAGGAGCTACTGAGGAAGAGTTAGAAAAGCTTGATGATAGAATTAGTGATATTAATGATACAGTAATAAAGTTTACAAAAGGGATAGGTATTAATTCAGTTAACTTAGAAAATTTAGATGAGATTTTAAAGAATTTTGGTGCCACAAGCGGTAATACTAGAGATAAGGTCTTATCACTTGGATTTGAAACTCGTAAACTAGCTGGTCTTCAAGCCATGTTAGCAGCTGAAGAAGCTAATAAAGACAAAGCAGATCTGCAAAGAATTGTTCTTCTTGAGAACTTGATAGAAGCGCAAAAGCGTTTTGGTTCAAGTGCAATAGTAATAGGTGGAATTGCAGATCAGCTGGGGCTGAGTACAGAAAAAACTAGTGGGTTACTTGAAGGTTTTATTACAGTTCTTGATGACAAAACAGTAATTGACTTTGCTGGTGGTATTGACATTACTGATAAATCTTTAAAAGATTTAAGCAAAACTCAAAGTGATATTATAGTTAATTTAACTTTATTAAGTAATTCTTTAGATAGTGCAGAAAAATCATTTGAATCAGGCGCAGCTACAGCTGAAACTCTATCAAAGAAGTTAGGCGGGGCTATTGCAACACTTCAAAAGTTGCGGGATGATGAAAAAGAGCTTGATCCTTTTGGAGAACGTGATTCGGGAGCTGTTAGAGACGCACAAGAAAGAGTAGACATTTTAGAACAACAGGTGAGAACTCTTAAAACACTTGAAACCAATACCCAAGCTTTAGATAAAGTATTTGGTAAGTTTGGCAATACTCTTGATACTGCTTTAGCTCAAGGATTAATTGGTTTTGGGGGTCTTGCAAAAGATGCAAATGATATTGCTCAAAATCAGATTAACTTCTTAAAATCTCAGACAGAGTTTGCTGGAAATGCAGCACAGGCTGAAAAGATTAGACTTGCTTTAGCAACAGAAAACGGAGAACGTAACTCAGAACAAGTGGTACTTGTACAGAATAGAGAAAAAGCTCTTAAAGCTATTTTAGGACTATCAATTGACTTAGCTCAAAATATAGAAAAAGAAACTAAGGCTCGTCAAAAAACTCTTGATACTTTAGCTTCTCAATTAGTAATTCTACGGCTTCAACGAAGACTTCAAAATCAACAAGCTGATCTTAAACTTTTAAAGGAACAACAAAAAACCCTAGAACAAGTTGGAAAGATCAGGATCGATACAGCAAAAAAAGAGCTTGATGCTACAAAAGAGCTTGATTCTCAGCTTCAAAAACGTTTTGAACTTGAACAAAAACTAACTGAGCAAGCTCAGAAGAGACGTGATATTGTTGCACAAACTTCTAACCAACAAAATATAAGAGATTTCCAAAATGCACAAGCTGCCAGACAATCTAACATCACAGCTCAACAGTCAGCTATTAATACTCTTGACGCATTTCCAAATCTACGTTCTGACGAACAGGCAAGACAAGCTCGTGAACAGTTGATACAGCTTGAAAAAGAAAACCAACTTGCAGCACTTAAAGAGCGTGAGCGAATTGCAAAGTTTGAAGCTGCAAATGCCACTATAGCTCTTATGAACCAACGTAAATTGTTACAAGATGAAAATGAAAATAATAGGCGTAGAATAGCTGCACAGCTTGATATCCAAGCTCAACAAGCACAAATTAGACAAAAGGAGCAAGCAGCTGAACTTGTAAAATTACAAAATGACTCTGCTAATCTTGAAAAACAACGTGCAATCATTCAAACTCAACAACAAATCGAGGCTCGTCAGATTGATGCTCGTGAGGCAGAATTTACACGTCAAAACAAACTGGCTGCTGAAAATTTGGAAACCCTCAGAATTCAAGAAAAAACTATTAATGGATTTAGAGATGGTGTAGAAAACTTTGCTAAAAGTGTTGAAGCATTCTTAATTGGAAGAGGATTCTCTCAAGAAGATGCTCAGTCTATGGTAGGACAAGCTCTTGGTAATCTATCATCGGATTTTAAATTATTAGAAGATCTGCAAACAGCAATTGAAACTCTTCAAGGAGACTTAATCTCAGAACAGAGAGGTATAGCTGGCGATAAACAGTCTCAAGCACTTGCTGTTCTTGATGAACAGATTAGTCGCAATGAAACTCTTCTTGAATTGACTGCAAAGCGTCAAGTAATTGAAAATAGACTTGAAATCCTAAAGTCTGCAGCGGCTGTTCAAGAACTTGAAGATACAATCACTCTTAACAATTCTCAAATCTCAACAATTAATCAGCAGATAAAACTTGAAGAAGAAAAACTTCAAACAACTCTTAACGCAATTGACATAGAAAAAGACGCTGTTGTCTCTGCGACAGCTGAAAAACTAAAATCAATTGAGCGTGAACGTGCAGCTACTCTTCGTTTAGTAAATGATCTTGTTGGTGCTTTAAATGATGGAGTTGGAAAAGCTCTTGAAACAATCTTTGATAACATTGCTGAAGGCAAAAAAGTGGGTGAAGGGTTGAGAGATGTGCTGTTTGAGACATTTGAGAATGTTAGAAAAACTATTTTAAAACAGACGCTGATCGAACCAGTTCAAAACTTTATTTCTGAATCAGTTGGTAGCTTCTTTGGTATCGGCAAAAAAGGTGCTGATAATGCTTCTATTGTAACAACTGCTGCTGGAGATGCTCTTTTAGTGAGCTTGGCTTCAGGTGGTATTGATGATCCTTCATCTGGAGTAGGTAAACTTTTAAGTGGCTTAGACGAGGCTAAACAAAAGAGTGGAGAAGTAGCAACAGAGCAAAAAGGATTCTTTGACTCTATCCTTGAAGGTTTTCAAACAGCGGGTACTGGCGTGAAAGACTTTTTTGGATCTATTTTCAGTTCTCTCTC